TTGGGATGTTTCAAATGTTACAAATATAAATCGTATATTTTTGGTTGCAAGTTCATTTAACGGAGATGTGAGTACTTGGAATTTAAATAGTGCTTCAAATATGGATTATATGTTTCACAATTCAGCATTTAATCAAAACATATCAAATTGGGATTTAAGAACAGCTGGCACTACGATGATAGGTACGACAAGTCCAAACACATATTCACAAGCAAATTATACGGATACTATGGTAGGATGGGCAGTATATGTTTACACAAATTCCGGACCATTTAATGTGCAATGGACATTGACATCACCAAGTTTGGATTTAACAAGAACAAGTGATAATGCTTCCGGTCAAACATATGCGGTTAAATATGGTGCGGATTGGACAGCGACAGGGTGGACAAACGCCCAAGATGCTTATGATTATTTAACGGGTGCAACCGCTGGTTGGACAATAAATTAAAGATATGACGGAAATACCAAATGTTGATTTGTGGTTTATTTGTAGAAATGAAGATTTAAGCGTAATACATTATTTTTTCAACCCAGCTAACCACCGACTTGGAACGGGACAACCAATAGTGGAAGAATACACGAATGAATCAGATTGGTTGATAAGATTAGCAGAATTAGGAATCACACCAGATCCTCCAGCAGAATGAAACTATCTAAGAACCTATCGCTAAAAGAAATGACTAAGAGCAGGACTGCTTTACGAAGGGGTATAGATAATAGTCCAACGCTAGAACACATAGAGAATATGAAAGCCCTAGCAGAAAACATCTTTCAGCCCATTAGAGACCACTTTGGAGTTCCTATATATATTTCCTCTGGATATCGCTCTGAAGCTCTTAATAACGCCATAGGAGGTAGTAAAACATCTCAACACAGCAAAGGACAGGCTATAGATCTAGACAGAGACGCTCACTCTCAGCCACATAACTCAGATTTGTTTATCTTTGTAAAAGATAATTTGGATTTTGATCAAATGATTTGGGAATTTGGTACGGATGACAATCCTGATTGGGTTCACATTTCTTACAATCCAGATGGAAAACAAAGAAACCAATTGCTTGTTGCTTACAAAGACAGTAACAACAGAACACGTTACAAACAATGGAAGAAAAAATAAATCAGTTACTGGAGGGACAAGCTATCATCACAACCAAGCTAGAAGAAATTAGCAAGCAAAAGAACGACCACGAAAACAGGATTAGAAGCTTAGAGAAAAAGTTTTGGACTTCATTAGCCATCTTTGGAGCTAGTCTTGGTACGTTCATCGAAGGAATCCTAGGTAAATGAAAACTAAATTAAAAGACACAAAGGTCGGTCAGTTTTTAAAAACAAAAGCACCTAAAATATTAGACGTTATCGGAGATGTGTTACCAGACAGTGGTAGTCTCGGAATCGTAAAAAACCTCATCTCACAAGATCCTGATTTAACACCTGAAGAAAAAGCAGAGCTACACGCTCAGATAGTAGAGGTTTACAAGTTAGAGGTAGAGGATAGAGATTCAGCAAGAAAAAGAGAAATAGAAGTTTCTAAAGTAAAAAAGTTTGATTTAATGTTTAATCTTACAGGATTAGTAGGATTATCTGCTTTTGCTTTCTTAGTTTACGCTATAGTTTATTTAAAAATACCTGAGCACAATAAAGAGATATGGATTCACTTAATCGGTATCACGGAAGGTATAGCTTTGAGTATTACTGGATATTTCTATGGTTCAACTATGAAAGACAAAAAATAACTATCTTTGCAATATAACTTATATTAAATTTAATCAAATGGAAAACGTAAAAGAAAAAACAAAAAAAGTAACTAGTGAAGAATTACAACAATTACAGACTGTTCAAACACAGTTTCAATCGTTAAAATTACAGCTAGGAGACATAGAGTTACACAAGCAAAGTGTAATAAATGACATAAACGAATTAAAAAGTCAGTTTAAGTTGATAGAAGAAAGCTTAATGAAAAAATACGGAAAAGACTCTGTTGTCAACATTAAGACTGGCGAAATAACAGAAAAAGAAAATGGCTAAAATATCCAATACTACCGCTTATCCAAATATAACTCCTACAGCAAGTGATTACTTAGTTTTAACAGACACTTCTACATCTGCTAATTTAACTAAAACAGTTACGGTTCAGGCTTTAGCTGATTTTATAGACGACCAAGTAACACTTCAAGAAGTTTTAGATACAGGGTCTAATGCTACATGGACAGCTGGAAAATGGCAAGGGATTATCAATCTTAGTAAGCCGGGAATACCTGCTAGCGTAATTACTTTAGATGTTAATGGAACTTCAGGTAATACAAATGTTGCATCGGTATACACTAATGGGAATTTAGAAGTTGGAGGAGACACTAAGTCTCAAACGCTAACTGTTCCTGGTTTATCCCAATTGACAACGGTTAATATAGATGGCGGTACTATTGATAACACAAGAATAGGAACTAGTTTAGCCTCTGATGCTAAATTTACAAGTGTAAGTGGAAGTGCAGCTATAACTACTTCAGGTGTTCGAAATGCCAATCCTGCTAATGCAGCCGCAGCTTTAAGGGTTTTTGTGGGTCCTGTTCAGTTTGGTAATACAAGTGGTGCAGGATTTGGAGATGTTGGAAACATAATGATTAGCAATGGTTCAGACGGTACTCCTGAATGGATAGATCAAGCTCAATTAGAGCCAAATCAAGTTCTTAAAGATGTAAGAAACCAGACGGGTGGACCATTAGTAAAAGGAACAGCTGTACATTTAGATCCAAATCCAAGTGGTAATCCATTAGTAGTGGCAGCTGACTACAGAAATAATTCATCGATGCCAGCTAGTGGTTTAGTTTATGAGGATATAGCAACTGGACAAAATGGTAAAATAATACTTGTAGGTTTATTAGAAGCTGTATCTGTTTCTATAAGTGGAACACCAGCAGTAGGAGATGTGGTGTATGTTTCAACAGGTGGGACATTAACGGTAGATAGACCAGTTGCATTTGACGAACAAGTTCAGAACGTAGGTATTATATCAAGAACAGCTGGTCAAACAGATATTCAAGTTACTTGTACAGGAAGAATTAATGACTTACCTAATTTAAGAGCTACAGGAATATTTGTAGGAAGTAATGCACCAGGTGAGGTTGGTAAAGCAGTAGATACTGATATAATAACAGTAGATAATAATAATCCAGTTTTACCTGACTATGATGTAACTATAGGTAATAGTGCTGGAAGTACTGCTTTAGTAAGAGGAAAATATAGAATAGACGCTACACATCCATACGGAGAAGATAATGTTGGTTTAGGAAGTCTTGCGTTAGATAGCACAAGTTTAACAGGTACTAATAATGTAGGTATTGGGGTAAGTGCATTAGAATCATTAACTCTTGGATCAAACAACATAGCTGTCGGTAAAGATTCACTAGATGCTTTATTATTAGGTTCATCTAATGTGGCAATAGGTTCAAGTGCTCTTACATCAAGCACACAGGGGTCAGATAATATTGCAATAGGTGTTAATGCAGCTGGAAACAGTGTAGATTCTATAAGAAACGTAGCTATTGGTACTGAAGCGTTGAGAAATGTTACAGGAAACACTAACAATCAAAATATAGCGATAGGTTGGAGAGCAGCTGACGCATTAACTACTGGTGAAAACACTATTGTTATTGGTGCACAAGCGTTAGGTAATCAGGTGACAAGCACAACAAGAAGTACAATCGTAGGAGCTTCCGCAGCTGGTAACATCAATATTGCTACTGCAAACGATGCTACTTTAGTAGGTTTTGAGGCAGGATGGAATACTTCAGCATCTCCTATAACAGCAGTTGGTACTCAAGCAGGTAGACAATCTGGAATAAAAGGAACATATGTAGGTTATCAAGCGGGTTTAAACTCTACTGGAGCAGGAAGCACTTTTATTGGTAGTCAAGCAGGTCTTCAAAATACCACAGGTACTGACAATACACTTTTAGGGGTGTTTGCAGGTGGTGTGATGAATACTGGAAGCAACAACACTCTTTTAGGTTCTGGAGCGGGTGATTTGCTGATAAACGGTTCTGACAATGTTGTAATTGGTATGGATGCTAATGTGCAAAACGGAACCGATGCCGAATCTGTAATAATAGGAAAACAAGCGATTGGTCCTGGGCAGGCTACTGTTATTGGAAATGGAGCTAATGCAAATCAAGCGGGTCAAGTAGTAATTGGAAGCGGAGCAACAAGTGCAGGAGTTGCAGCACCTTACATTGCTTTTTCAGACGCTGTTGGGTCTTCTTATTTTAACAACGCAGTTGCTTCATTACAAGCTCCTGACAATGCTGGTGCAGCAGCTAAAGGTATTCCAATAGGAGGTATATATGTAGTTGGTCCAGCGGCAGGTCCTCCATCAGATCCAGCTACACTTGCTATTAGAACGCAATAAATAAAGTAAAATAAAATGGAATATATTAGAAAAGTCTCGATTGGATCGGACTATAAATCCTCTATGAATTATGTAGTAGGTCAGCCTGTTTTATCAACATATACTATTCACGTAATTAAAAAAGAATCAGACGGAAGTATATCTGTATATGTTGAGAATAATAAAAAAGAAATTGTATTGTGGAAAAACTTTAATGTCACGATGCCAGTGGTGTTGGAATACAATATAAATTACTAATATGAAAATAAAACCATTGCTAGACTTTTTGGTAACACCATTAAATGGGCAGAGGTATGATAATGTTAGTAAAAAAGGAAACAAAAAACTAATCATAAGTACTTCTCAGGAAGACCATACTGCCACCAATAGAGTTGCCACTGTATTAGAAACCCCAGTGGGATACGAGGGGAAAGTAAAAGAAGGAGATAATGTTATTGTCCATCACAATGTATTTAGGCGTTTTTATAACATGAAAGGAGTAGAAGAATCAGGCCCATGTCATTTTAAAGATGATTTGTATTTAGTTCCTAATGATCAAATTTATTTTTATTTTAGAGACAACAAGTGGAACTCTACAGGGAGGTATTGTTTTATAAAACCAATTGAAAAAAAAGAAGAAGATTTATTGTCTATAGAAAAAAACGAAGAATTACTAGGTAAGATACATACGTCAAATAAATATTTAGATGACTTAGGATTAGATGAAGACGATATTGTTGTTTTTAGCCCTGATGTAGAATATGAGTTTAAGATTGATGATGAAATATTATATAGAGTAGATAGTAGAAAAATATGCGTGACGATTTAAAAATAAAAAAACTAAAAGCTGATATTATTTCAGCAGGAGAAGTAGCTGTAAAAGAGTTAATTAAGGTTGCTAAAGAAGATATTATTAAGTATGATGCAGACGATGACTTAGCGGCAGATAGATTAAAGAACGCAGCAGCTACTAAGAAACTAGCCATATTTGACGCTTTTGAAATATTAAATAGAATAGAGTCAGAAAGAGCTATTTTAGAAGAAAAGCCATTAAAAAAAGAAACATTTACAGGATTTGCAGAGAGGAACTCAAAATAAAAATTCTGTACAAGAATCTGTACAATTAGTAGATGTATTAGAAGAATACATACCGAAGACCGTACTGTCTACAAAAAATAAACATAAGAAATGGGAATACGGATACAACGAAAAGTACGATGTTATTGTAATATCAAAAGACGGTACATTAGGTGAAGTATACGACATTCAAGGTTTGAAAATCGGCTTACCTAAGACTCCTAAAAAATGCAACTCTAGGTATAATAAATGGGTTAGAAACGAGATGCCAAAGGAGCTAGGTTATTTAAAAACAATATTCGATTGGCAAAAGAAAGAATCAGACTTTAAAAATAAATGGGTTAATTATGTAGAGGAAGAGTTTGTAAACAGAGAAGAAGGATATTGGTTCATGAATAATAACAAGCCAACTTACATGACAGGATCTCATTATATGTATCTGCAATGGAGTAAGATAGATGTAGGTTATCCTGAGTTTAGAGAAAGTAATAGGCTGTTTTATATATTTTGGGAAGCGTGTAAAGCCGATAAGAGATGTTTCGGCATGTGTTACTTAAAAAACAGACGTTCTGGGTTTTCATTCATGAGTTCATCTGAAGCGGTTAACCAAGCCACGATAACTAGAGATGCTAGAGTGGGTGTGTTATCTAAAACAGGTGGAGACGCTAAAAAAATGTTTACAGACAAGATAGTTCCTATATCTACACGATATCCGTTCTTTTTTAAACCCATACAAGATGGTATGGATAAACCTAAGACTGAATTAGCATATCGTGTTCCAGCTAGTAAAATAACTAGAAAAAGTTTAGATAAAGAGCAAGAGCTAAAGTTAGATGGTTTAGATACAGTGATAGATTGGAAAAACACTTCAGACAACTCATACGATGGTGAAAAACTATTATTGTTAGTACACGATGAAAGTGGTAAGTGGGAGAAGCCTGAGAATATCCTAAACAATTGGAGGGTAACAAAAACGTGCTTGAGGTTAGGTAGTAAGATAGTTGGTAAGTGCATGATGGGTTCTACGTCTAATGCTTTGGATAAGGGAGGAGAAAACTTTAAAAAATTATTTAATGACTCTGACGTGACAAAAAGAAATGCAAATGGTCAGACTAAAAGCGGTTTGTATTCATTGTTTATTCCAATGGAGTGGAACTTTGAAGGTTATATAAATGAGTTTGGTCACCCTGTATTTAGAACTCCTGATAAAAAAGTAAAAGGCGTAGATGATGAGTATATAAACATTGGTGTTATTGACTATTGGAAAAACGAAGTAGATTCTCTAAGGGACGATGGAGATGCACTAAATGAATTTTACAGGCAGTTTCCAAGGACAAAAGAACATGCGTTTAGGGACGAAACAAAATATTCTATTTTTAATTTAAACAAAATATACCAGCAGATAGATTACAATGATTCTGTTATTGGACAACATTATTTTACAAGGGGAGCTTTCTCATGGAGGGATGGCGTTAAAGACACAGAAGTAGTTTGGCATCCAAACCCTAAAGGGAGGTTCCTAATATCGTGGACACCGCCAAAACATTTACAGAATAGATATGTTGTTAAAAACGGAGTAAGATATCCGGGTAATGAGCATATTGGAGCTTTTGGATGCGATAGTTATGATATATCAGGTACAGTAGGAGGGATAGGTTCAAATGGAGCTTTACATGGGTTAACTAAGTTCAATATGGATGATGCTCCATCAAATGAGTTTTTTCTTGAGTATGTTGCTAGACCTCAAACAGCTGAGATATTTTTTGAAGAGGTTCTTATGGCGTGTGTTTTTTATGGAATGCCAATCTTAATAGAGAACAATAAACCTAGACTTCTTTATCACTTAAAAAATAGAGGGTATAGAGGTTTTAGTATGAACAGGCCCGATAGACCATCTAATAAGCTTTCTAAATCCGAAAAAGAACTAGGTGGTATACCTAACTCATCAGAAGATATTAAACAAGCTCATGCCGCTGCTATTGAAAGTTATATTGAAAAATACGTTGGCTTTGATTTAGACGGAACGTACAGGGATGCTGATGAAATAGGATCAATGTATTTTAATAGAACACTAAATGATTGGGCTAAATTTAATATAAACAATAGGACGAAGTACGATGCTTCAATTAGCTCAGGACTAGCTATTATGGCCAATCAGAGGCATTTATATACCCCTATCAAAAAAGAGTCAAAAATAAGCATTAAATTTGCAAGATACGACAATAAAGGTAAATCTAGCACAATCTTAAAATAAATGAAGAATATAAACGTAGTTATAAATCCAGCCAACTTTCCAAATCAAG